CTCTGCGCTGATCTTGCCCTGGGCGAAGCGGGCGGCGAGGTTGTTGATCTTGTCCTCGTTGGCCGTGCGATCGGCCTCGACCTCGGCGCGGAGGTTGTCGATCTCCTTCTGCTTGTTGAAGTCCGAGAGCGCAGTCTTGGCGTCGGCGGTTGCCCTCATCGCGTCGTCGAGCTCCTTCTGCGCAGCGACTGCGTCCTCAGCGGTTGAGAGCGCGGCGCGCTTGGCGTTCTCCTCTGCCTCGGCTGCGGTGATCGCGCCCTCGAGCTGCGTCTTCTGACGGTCGGACTGCTCCTTGGCGAACGCGCTCTCAAGGCCGGAGAGCCTGTCGTTCTTGGGCTTGCCGAGCGCCTGGGCGAACAGCGACGCGAAGCCGGTGGCAAGCGACAGGGTGTTGGCCTTGGCGCTTGCGATCGCGTTCCTCATCACTGCGACGAGCGAGACCGCGACTACGCCCTTCTTCTTGTCCATGCCGGCCTTGATGCCCTCGGCCAGCGGTCCGCCGAGCTTTCTGGCGGTGAGCTCTGACGGAGACTTGATGCCCGCGTCCCGCTTGGCCTGCTCGATGCCTTGGCGAATGACCTGGGAGATCGCGGCGTCTACCTCCGGCGACCCAGAGCGCACGCCCGTGGCGATGCCGGAGCTCAGCGCAGTGCCCACCGGCTGCGCCTTGGCACCTGCTCCGCTCCTGGCCTGACTTGTCGCGCCGGTGAGCATCGTGTTGACGCCCTTGGTGACCTTGCCCTGACCGCCGGTGATGCCAGCGGCAACTGCATCGGGCAGCCGTCCGCCCTGGCCCTTGAGTGCGTTGACGACAGGGTTGATGGCCCCGGGGTCTCCGGCGATGCCCAGCAGGTTCGATACGGCGCTCTTGATGAGTCCCGGGAGCGAGCCGATGCCGCGCGCGATGAACTGCACGACCTGCTTGCCGAGGTCAAACGCGGCCTTCAGCAGCCCCGTGGCGGCGTTATACAGCGCCACGGGGATGCCCTTGATGAACGAGATGATCCCTTGGACGATCGAGGAGCCGATGTTCTTGATCGACTCCCACGCGCCCTTGAAGTCGCCGCGCAGGATTGAGGAGACCAGCCGGAGCACGCCGGCGATGGTCTGGAACGTCGACTTCACGATGCCACCGAATGAGGTGACGATCGGCGTGATGACCGACTGGATCTGCGGCCAGTATTGGCGGAAGATCCCGACGATCGAGACCACGATCGAGCCGATCGACTGACCGATCGACTGGAACGTCGGCAGCAGGTAGGTGCTGAACCACGTCCACACCTGCTGCGCGACCTCCTGGATCTTGGGCCAGTTGGCCTGGAAGAACGACGTGGTGCCGTTGATCGCGGCGGTGAGGCCGGGGAGCACCGCAGCTGCGAGCGGTACGACGGCGGCGACGACGCCCTGGGTCAGATCCTCGAAGGCGCGCTTGGCCTTCTCGACCTGCCCGGGGGTGGTCTCGCCGAACGCGCGGGCCGACCCGCCCACCTGCGTCTCGAGCTCCTTGAGGATCATCTTCTGCGCGTCAGCGGTGCGGCCCGTCTCGACCAGGGACTTGATGGTCTCCTTCTGGCTGGCCGTGAACTGCACGCCAGCGCGACCGAGGGCGGTGACTCCACGGATCGGGTCGTTGAGCGCCTTGCCGACCATGATCGCCGAGCTGCCCATGTCCTTGCCGAGCGCGACGCTCAGATCCATCGTCGCCCTGGTGGCGCGGTCAAAGATCTTGTCGGGGCCGCGGTTGTTGATCCGCGTGAAGGTCAGCAGCAGGTTCTGCGCGCCCTGGATGGCGTCGTCCTGCAGGCCGGTCTGCTTCTGCAGCGCACTCGCCAGGCTCTCGATGTGCTGCACGGTGACGCCGGCCGCGCCGCCGGTCGACTTGATGGCCGCCGCGGTCTGCGCGGACATCTTCTGCGCCTCGGAGAACTCGCGGATGCCGGTCTGGAAGGCCGACACCAGCCCCTGCCCGATGGCGATGGTCGCGCCGGCGGTGGCACCGGCCAGCATGCCCATGCCGATCGAGCCGAGCTTCGATCCGCTCTTGCCGAAGCGGCCGGCAGCACCGTCGGCCTGGCGGAAGGCACGGACCATCGACGATGCATCGCCGACAATGGCCACCTCGACCTTGCGAGTCGGGGCCATTAGCCGTTACTCCTGCTCATCTGCTTGATGTCCTTGCCGATGGCTTCGATCTCGGATTGCGTGAAGTCCTGCATCTGCCAGGGGAAGATCCCGTAGGTCCTCAAGAGTCCGGGGTTCCACCACTCTCGGGGGTCGTCGGAGGTGCGTCGCCTGCGTCCTCTGCCGCCTCGCTGGCGGCCGGCGTAGGGTCCTCCTCCATCTCGACTCGGATCGCGCCGAACTCCAGCTCCTCTAGCGCATCAACGGGGATCGAGTCTCCTGCGCGCTCAGCGGCGATCTGTGCGATCGCCAGCACCACGTCGGTGTCCCAGGCCAGGAGCGCGTCCTCGATCTCCCCGGCACGGATGCCGGTGAGGGTCTTGATGCGCCCCATCTCGCGATAGGTGTAGCGCTCCGGCATGGGGTAGCGCTTGGGCCCCTCGGGCCACTCGATGACGATCTCGTTTGCCACGAGCGTCCTTTCCGTTAGAGGTCGTTCTTGCGCAGGAACGTGTCGAGCCAGTGCTCCATCGCACGCTCGACCTCGTTCTTGCTCTGATCCAGCGCCGGCTCGAGGAACGGCCTTCCACGCCGGAGGCCGTACTCGTAGACGGCCGGGTAGCGGTAGCCGCTCGGGTACTTCGGGGACTTCCTCTTGGCCTTGGCCTCGACGAACACGCCCTGCTGGCGCACCGTCGGGACGGTCTTGCTGATGAGGTCTCCGGTCTTTCCGCGGAGCCCCTTTGCGGCGGCGATGAACCGTGCCTTCTGCGCCACGATGTCGCCGACGTCCTTCAGTCCATCTCGGACCTCTGCCTTGGCGGTCTTGTTGACCCGGTTGAGGTCGCGTTGAAGCGCGGCGAGACCCTCGACACGCAGGGTCCCGCCGGTCGTCGCGCTCCTGAGAGCGCTGCGACGTCCCATGACTAGGAAGCGGTGTCCGAGGTCTGGTAGTCGACGGTGATCGGCCCGTTGGTGCCGTCGAAGATCACCTTGAACGGCAGCTCGTGCGTGAGCACGTCGGGGCCACCGACCTGCGGGTTGGCAGGCCCGTCGAAGCGCGCCTTGGGAATGTCGATCTCGAGGTACGGGTAGGTCGTGCTCTCGATCGCCGTGGCGGCGGTCCACTTCGCGTTGATGGCCGCTTGCGTGTTGTTGACGAAGCGGTTCATCGCGGTGAGGTTGAGGAACTCCACCGTCACCGTGCCGGTGATCTCGGTCATGCCGGCGAGGATGGGCTCGCTCATCGTGGCCGCGCCCAGGAAGTAGCGGTCCGACTTGAGGTTGTTGTTGATCTCCATCTCGAAGTCGGTCACCACAGCCACCGACGAGCCTGCCAGCGAGATCGTGCCCTGCGTCCAGTAGAACTGCTCGTAACTGGCCGCAGACCCCGTGGTGGGGTAGGTGGCCGTCGCCAGGGACTCAGAGGTCACCTGGTCCTGACCCACCAGACCGAGCTCGGCGACGAGGAGCTCATCGACTGAGCTGGTGAAGCTGAGCGTGTCGGCGCGACAGCCGACGTAGGTGAACGGCTGCACGGTGCCCGAGGTGTCCGGGCGGCCGACCTGCACCGTCAGCGACGTGCCGAAGATGTCGCCCAAGGTGTGCGCGTGCAGGCGGGCGTTGGTGGCACCCGACGGCGTGGTGATCGACACAGCGCCCAGCGCGTGCTTGAGCACGAGCCCGAAGCCCTTGGTGGCGGGCTCAAGCGTGATCGAGCCCTCGACGCGCTTCTGACCAGGCGCGTAGCGGTCGGTGCGCAGCACCCGGTTGTTGGCACGGAGCCCAGGGGACTCCACGCGCTCGATCTGGTACTCGATCGACTCCTCGACGAACTCGAGGAAGCGGGTGGGCGTCTGGTAGGTACCAAACGTGCTGGACTCGGCAAGGCCCAGTTGGGCTGCCAGCCCTGAACGGATAGCCATCGGCTATTCCTCCTCGGCCTTGGTGGCCTTCTTGGTGGTCTTGGAGGCAGGCTGGTCAGCCGCCTCCCACTCCCCGTTGCGCAGGAGGCTCTTGGCCACCTGGTCGGGGAAGGCGGTGGGCTCGCCGCGCATCGCCGTCAGAGTCCGCCCGTCGGCGAGCGGGACGTCGACGCCATCGTGCGGCCCCATGTAGGTGATCTTCACGGCGGTCCTCCTAGATGCGCGCTTGCACGCGCACGCCGATCGTGAGGAGGGCAGAGCGCGTCTGATCGCTCGCGCCCACCTCGAGGTTGACGTCTTCCACGGAAGCGACGCGAACGGTGTTGTCCATCGTCGGTGCCGTGCTGGTCTCGCGGAGCTCGTTCTCGAGCTCCTCGAGGATCTCGTAGGCCCGCTCAACAGCGGGCTGGGTCTGCTGGCCCTCGCGGATGACGAGGATCAGCACCTGGACGGTGTAGACCTCCTCCTTGGCCAGCTGGCCAAGTCCCGCCCAGTTCTGTGACCCCTCGAGGCCGAGGATGTTCAGCGACTCCCGGCCGGGGTCGGGCAGCGCGGGCCCGTAGTTGACGCGCACGCCCGACAGGCCAGCGCGGCCGGCCAGGGCGTCGTGCAGGGCGTTTATGAACGCCGGGGCGGTGCTGGTGGCCACTAGAAGGCCCCTGCGGTGCGCCTGTAGGGGGCCAGAAGGCGACGAGATGCGCCGGGAATGGAATGAGTCGCGGGGCCCTCGGGCGCGATCATCTGTGGCTCCTCGATGCCGGCGATCGCCAGCTCGGTCAGATCGCGCCTGAGCGCCGACTGCACCGCGATCACGCAGGCGCGCTTTACGTCCTCGGGCACGGCAGCGAAGCCCCACGCGCCGGCGATGTCCACGAGCGTGTAGCCGTAGTCCTGAGCGGTCTGCGAGGTGTGGATGCTGGTCAGGCGCGCGCTGAACCTGACCGCCTGGTACGGGCCCTGCGGGCTATTCACGGGCATCAGCTGGTAGTCAGTCGTCGTGGTCAGAGCCGTTCCGCCGCTGGCCTCGGGGTTGATCGTGAGGCTGCTGACGGTGCGCAGGTCATACGGGTTCAGATCGAGGTAAAGCGATCCCGCCGGCACCTGGAAGCGCCTGGTGGCCGCCGCGGTGACCGGGGCGAACTCGCGGTCGTACTCGCGCATGATCGCCTGGGAGAGGTCGCTGATGAGCGACTGGATCAGGTTGTCGCGCGTCGTGTCGGACGCCGGGAGCTCGAGTGTCTCGCGCACGTTGGCGAGAGTGCACAGGTCCGAGGCAGCAGCGGGCATCAGCTACCTCGTCTCGGACTTCTTCGTCTTGGTGGCGCGCGGACGGCTCTCGGCACGCTTGGCCGGCGTGGCGGCCTCGTGGCCCACCTTGCGCAGCTCGGCGTTGATCGCCTTCACGCGGTCGTCCTCGCCCCAGCGCTCGCAGTAGCGGCGCTCCTCGAGCAGGGACTTGATGTAGTCGGACTTCTGTTGGTCGTTCACCTGGTCTCCTGGTGTCAGGAACGCGACGGACCCGCCGCCTCGGATGAGGTGACGGGCCCGTTCACGGTCAGATCAGCTGCTACAGGGTCTCGTTGAGGCCCGTGCCGGTGATCTTGCAGATGGCCTCCGGGTATCGGCCACTCATAAAACTGGAGTACCCGTAGTAGGAGAGGCGCACCGTAAGCGTGCCCGAGCCGACCGACTCGTGCACCTTGAAGCGGGGCTGACCCTCCATCACGCGCAGGGCCGGGGCGTTGATGACGAGGATCGCGTCCTCGTCGGTGCCCGTGCCGAGGGTGGTCGGGACGTTGGCGTCCGCGATGACCGGCAGGCCCGCGATCGAGCCGACCAGGCCCTCGTTCTGGTCGCCGGAAGCCATCATCAGGCCACCCTGCTGGAAGATCGGGGTGGACGTGCTCTGGCCGGCAGCCAGGAAGGCAGCGCGGCGCGGGTGCATGACGATGTGCGTCGGGGCCTCGAAGTAGTTCGAGGTCACGGTGCTGATCGCCTTGTAGATCGGCGAGAGGAAGTCACCCGCGGTCGGGGTGGCGCTGGTGAAGGTCACCGATCCGATCGAGGAGACGTTCAGCAGGCCGGTGTGCTCCGAGGAGGCCGACGCGCCGTTGACGAGCTGGCGGTCGAACTCGGTGGTGTACGCACGGGCGAGGTCGTCAGCGATGACGACGTCGGCACCCGGGAACGACCTCTCGAAGAACTGCACCGAGACGTCGCTCTGGCCGGCGATAGTGCGCACCGCGGTGCTCAGCTGCGAGGAGACGAAGTCCGTCTCGCTCACCGAGCCGTTCTCGGTCTGCACGGCCACCGACGTGCCGGTGGTCACGCGCGGCACCGAGATGGTCATCCCGGCGTCAGGCAGCGGGGCCTTCGGCAGCTGCGCGAGCAGCGGGCCGCCGGCGCGCGCCTTGGGCGCTGCGTATTCGGACAGATAGACCGGGGGAATGTACCCCGCGCCGCCCGAAGCGGCGGTCACGTCACGCAGCTCCATCGAGTGACGGTGCAGGCGCTCACGCGCCTCGACGTCGCCCGAGTGAGCGCGCATGACGTCACGGAAGAACGACTGCTGCCCGTCGGGGCGGTAGATCGACTCCTCCTTACGGACCTCGATGCGCACGTCGTCCTCCTCGACCAGGACCGGCTGCGAGGCACGGGCCTCGGTCACCTTCTCCATGCGGTCGACGATCTTCTTGCGGCGCTCGATCTCGACCTCAGCAGCGGCGCAGCGCGCCTCGAGCTCGTCGAGATCGGTGCCCTCAGCAGGCTCAGTCAGCGCAGCGGTCGCCTCGTCGAGCTCCTCGACGGCGGCAACGAGCGCGGAGCGAGCCTCAGTGAGCTTGTCGCTCATGTTGGTCACCTCGTGTTCAGTCTGTGATGGGAAAGGCGGGCGCGCCACTTGGCGGCCCGGATGCGTCCCTCGTCGGAACGCGATCGGCCCATGCCCAGGTCATCGACCTGCGACTCGCTGCCGCCCGGAGAAGGCTCCGCGACGGTGGGCGTGGCCCGTGCGATCAGCACGCGACCATCCGATCGGGCCCGCTCGAGCACCTCGGCCTTGGTGGCCGAGTACGCGCCCCAGGGGGTGATCGAAACCTCGAACAGCTCACCGACCGAGCGGATCGTGCGCAGCGGGTAGTCGCCGCTCACGTCCCACTCGTCCTCCTCGACGGTGAACGCGAAACTCATCTCATCGACGTCGCCGCGCATCATCTTCGGCACGACGCGCGCAACGTCGGGGTCCTCCATGTCCACGCGCGCCCAGATGCGAAGGCCCGTGTCGTCCTGGACGACCTCGAGCGAGCCCGAGCTGCTGCGAGCGAGCACGGCCTCGGCGTTGTGGTTGTAGAGGAGCCTGAGGTCAGGGTTCTTGGCGAGCGCCCGGGTGAACGCACCAGGCGCGACGATCTCGCGGAAGCCGCCAAGGTCGGTGCTCAGGCTGTCGAACACCGACGCATAGCCGCGAATGGTCTTGAGGTTGACGCCGGCACCGGAGTCATCCCACTTGGCACGCGCCAGTGGCGCCGCGCGCTCGATGCGGATCTCAGGCATCGACATCTCCTCGGCGTCAGAGCCCATCAGCTGCAGCTCGTCAGAGTCGCCTTCGTCCTCGTCCTCAACGGGGTAGTCCGGGACAGGCTGCGGCTCGACGCCGGCTAGCTTGTCGGCAGCGATGACCCACAGCTTGCACAGGCCCTGTGGCTGGATCTCGCCCTGCACCCACTCGCACGCCCCGCCGCCGCGAAACGCGACGCAGTTGACGCAGGCCATGCCCTCATCGACGAAGGGGTTGTCGTCGGCGACCATGTAGTGAGCGCCGTCGGGGCCGATCGACTGATCGAACAGGCCGAAGTGCTCGGTCACCTTCTCGTACTTCTCGGCGAGTGCCTTCTGGCGCGGAGTCAGGTTGACGTACTCCTCGCCGTTGCGCGTCTCGCTCATCGCGCGATCCTCCTCGGCCGCTGCCCGATCGAGCTCGGCGACCTTCCTGTCTGCCCAGGCGCGCCCGGGGTCTCCACCCCACAGAAGCCACGCCACGTACCCGGGGGTCTCATCACCCGGCTGGTCATCGGTGCCCCGGGTCCAGTCGCCCTCGTGCCGGGCGAACCACGCGGGCATGCGGCGCACCTTGTCCTCTGACAGCTCCTCACGGCGCGCCATGCGCACCGCGTCGCGCACGGTGGCCGGCACGAGACCGTCGCCGCTCTTGCCCGCCTCGTGCAGGCGCAGGCCGCGTGCAGCGGCCGACTGCGTCTCCTGATTGACGGTGAGGTTCACGCCGTAGGGACCGCGGTCCTCGGCCTCTGCGATGTTGAGCGCCGTGATCTGGTCAGCGGCGGACGCCTCGGTCTCGTGGCAGCCCACGACCTCGCCGTCCTCGTCCTTGACCACGGCGAAGCCTTCCGCGCAGTCCGGGTTATCTGTCTCGATGTGCCAGGGCATTAGCTCTCTGGGGTCGGGTTAGGGGCCCCGCCGACGGGCGTCTGCTGCACGTTGTCGCCATCGGGCACGGCGGGGTAGTTCTCGAGCTCGCGGATCTCGTTCGCGCTGAGCCATCCGGCCTGGCGCGCGGCCACGTATGCGGTGTAGCGCTCCGCGGTGTCGCTGCGAAGCAGTGCGTCCACCTTGAACTCGGGATACAGATCGGTGCCGCCGAACAGGTCGGCGTCAGCGCGCAGCGCCGACTGGATACGCGCGAGGCGCGGGCCCAGGCAGAACTTGAGGAACGCCGCGGCCTCGTCGGCAGTCGGGCGGAATGTCGACTCGTAGGCTCCGAGCAGCGTCGGCGGAATGTTGAACATCCGGGCCACCTCGAACACGCTGAACTTCTGCGCGTCGATCGCGGTGGTGTCGCGCAGGTTCACGCGCACCTGATCGAGCTCCGCGCCGCCGGCGAGCACGCTCGGGCGGTGGGCGTTGCGAAGCCCTGCGTGATTGGCGCTCCACACCTCGAGGATCTGCCTCGCCTGCTGGTTGCTGAGGCTCCCCGGGATCTTGATGACCATGCCGGGGGTAGCGTCGTTCTGGAAGTAGCGGCCCACGTACTCCTGCACCGCGTATGCCATCGAGATGCTGTTGCGGTGCAGCTCGATGGGGGAGATGCCGCGGATGCCGCCGCGCAGCGTCATCCCGCGCACGTGCAGGATGTCGGTCTGCGTGAGACCCACGTAGCGGTCGCCGCCGGCCTGGATGTCGAACTTCTTCTCGCGGGTGTCCGCGTCGCGGTACACGCGCACAGCATCCGGGTCGATCACCACCAACTCGGTCACGCGGCCGCGGTTGTCGCGGATCTTCTGCACGAAGGCGTTGCCGCGCGTCTCGATGCACGCGGAGATGTCCTGGAACAGGTCGAACGGAGTCGCATCGAGCGACGGGCGCTCGTGCAGCAGGTCCCACTGCAGCGTTTCCGTCGCCTTCTGGCGGTCGGGCCCGGAGCCCGCATAGACCAGGCACGGCAGGGAGCCGATGGTCTCGGAGATCAGGCGAATGGCCGCGCCGACGCTCGGCAGGCCGGCGGCCTGATCGTCCTGCAGGTACATGCCCGTCCACGTTGCGAAGTTGGCACCCGGGAGCGGAATGAGATCCTCACGTCCGAAGTCCATCGCGCGCTGCTCAGCCGAGTCCACGGGCTGAGAGCGGAAGAAGTCACGCCAGCTAGGCAACTCTCACCACCTCGCCGGCGTCGTTCTCCATGAGGCGCGCGCCGACTGTCTCGATCTTCAGCGCGTTGCGGCGCTCGTAGTAGTCCTTGGCCTGCTGCCTGCGCCACAGGTCGCGGTGCTTGGTGCGGTGCTCGATGCGCACCTCGTGCAGGCGCAGGGCCGGCGCAAGGCCGTGGTCATCCGTGCCCCAGTACCACTTGATCTCATCGTCCTGGCGAGCCCGGTAGCAGAAGTGCGCTCCGACCACGTCGATCTGATCGGCCGCGCGGAAGATGCGCCGCTGCTTCTGCACCGAGTGTGGAGCCAGCGCCAGCTCGCGTGCGGCGGCGGCGGTCTCATCCTTGATCCACGTCTCGCGGTCCCACAGCAGCACCTCTGCGACGTCCATCTCGGTCAGCTCGAGGCGCATCCTCGTGTCGTCGGGAACGTCGGTGAGCACGTCGTCTGCATCGAGCACGATGATCCAGTCCTCACCCGGGGTCACCACGTTGCGACACTCGGCGAAGCAGAAGGTGCGCTTCTCGACCTCGTTGCCGTGCCAGACGTCCTTGGGGCGGACGATCGTGCAGCCCATGCCGAGCGCGTCGCACGTGCGCAGCACCACCTCGGCCTGCGTTGGCTCGGAGCGCGCCGTGCCACCCGGCATGAGGGAGTAGGCACCGTCAACGGCGACCACGTGGTCGCAGATCTTGCCAGCGGAGCTCACGGTCGCGGCGAGCCACGACGGGTCCTCCTCCCACCAGCTGATGAGTGCGACGACCTTCACGGAGCCCTCCCGGCCTCGACGATTGCGGCCCACAGCTCAGCGCGACGCGCCTCGCACTCGTCGAACAGGTACTCGCGCGCCAGATCCATGACGTTCTCGAGCCGGCGCATGCGCAGCAGCGAGATCACGCCGTCGGGCGCGGGCACGTCGATGCCATGCTCCTCGAGCACGGCCCGCAGGCTCAGGTTCTCGCCGTGCGCGGTGCGAAGTCGGTCCTCGAGACTCCAGATGATGTTGGCCGAGGCGTCCGCCGCATCGCGCACGGTGATCCGGTTGGTGTCGGTGGTCATGCCGGCACCTCGATGTCGTCCCAGGAGAGCACGAAGTCGGCCTTCTCGCCCTCCATCTGGCAGCGCCACGTGGCGATCGCAGCGGCCACCAGCGCGTCGATCTTGACGCGCCCCTGGCCGCGGATCTTGCGCACGCGCCATCCGACCTCAGCGTGCTCAGCCTCAGCGTGCGTTACGTGCTCGGCGAGCACGAGATCTCCGTCGTGAGCGATGCGCTGCGTGGTCACGCCGTCGTACCAGGCGGCCCATGCGCGGGTCTGGTTGGCGCGCTTGCCCCAGGCATCGGCAACGATGAAGCCGTCCTCGTCGAGCATCCGTGCGGCAAGCTCGAAGCGGTTGGGGTCATAGGCGATCTCGCGCACGTCGTACTTCTTGGCGAGGTCGTGCACTACCTCGAGCGCGATGCGCGGATCCATGCTGCGCTCGGTCACGAGCTCGTGGCACGGAACACCACGGCGCGCTCCGATCACGTGACACTTGACGCCGATGCGATCAGAGTCGGGGATACGCCACGCCCATGACACCGCAAGGCAGTCGTCGTTGAGCGCGGCGTCGATGCCGACGAAGACCTCTGCGCCGTCGGGCACGACGAGCCCGGGGACCTCGAGCTGCTGCCACTGGCCGCGGGGAATCCATGCGCGCCGGCTGCCAGAGCTCCACACGCAGGCGTGCAGCTGCAGGAACTCATCCGGCGAGAGCTCGGGGTTGGCGGCCTGCTTGGCGAGGTACTCCTCGGTGATCCAGCTCGCCGGGTTGGCGGCCTTGACCGCCTTGGTGTCGAACGGGTCGGTGGTCTTGGCCTCGTACTTCCACACGAGCGTGCGGCCGGCGAAGTTGCGGGACACGGTGAGCGCGCCCGTCTTCTCGACCTCGCTCTGGCGCTCGTTGCCGTCGATCAGCCGACCGAGGATGCTGGTCTCGCGGGTGTGGCTCTCGCCGGCGGTGGTGATGGTGAACACCTGGGCGCTCTTGCGTGCGCCGCCCGCGGTGGTGAGCGCGGCCCAAGCGCGACGAAGGCGCGGGGCCTGCCAGGCGTGCAGCTCGTCCACGATCACGAGGCTCGGGTTGTAGCCGTGCAGGCGCTCTGGGTCGGAGGAGAGGCGGATGATCTTGCCGTTTCCATCGACGCGAGCGATCTCGCCGGCGTAGTCGCGCACGTGCACCTGCTCGCGCAGGAAGTCCGAGCGGCGGGCGAACTGCGCGACGGCCTCGAATAGGCGGCCGGCCTGCTTGTCCGAGCTCGCGGCGAGCAGGATCTCGGGCGCACCCTCGTGCTCGAGGAGGTGCCACAGCGCGTAGGCGGCGAGAAGGGTGGTCTTGCCCTGCTTGCGCGGCAGCACCGCGCACACGCTTGCCCATACGGGCGTGCCATCCTTGTCGGTGGCAAGCGCCTCGTCGAGGAAGTCGCGCTGCCACTGCTCGAGCGCAAGCGGCTTGCCGGCGAACACGTCGACCGACTGCACGCAGTAGTTCTCGGCCCACCAGGCGAAGTGCTCGCCTTGGGTGGCGACGGCGTACTCAGCCAGCGTCACGCAGCATCCTCAGCTTGGGCGGCGCGGCGGCGCGGTCGGGCGCGGAGACGGCACCGACGGGGCGGCCGGGTCCGCGCTTGGTCGCGCCCTCGATGCCGAGCTCCTTCGCGTACTTCGCGGCCTCGCGGTCGGCGGCCTGAGCGATGGCGATGGCGGGGTGGGCGACCAGCTGCCCTGTCGAGCCGGTGGTGAGAAGCGTGTCCTTCGGGACCTCAGCCCATGCGCGCTCGGCGAGCTCGACGGCCTTCGCGTAGCGGGCGATCGCGCGCTCGAGGTCTGGCGTCACGTCTCCGCGGCTCGCCAGGGCCGCGCGAGCGTCATCAGCGGCCTGCTGTGTGGTTGTGCGGTGCTTTGCCAAAACGATCAGACGGTGTATCCGTCAAAAAAAGACAGCCCCCGCTCGGGGCACGTCTCCCCCTGCAGGGAGCCCGCCCCCCTCACGCTGCGAACCTCTCGAGTCGACCGTGACACGACCGACAGAGCGTGATGAGGTTGTCGACATCGAAGGCAAGATCAGGAGCGGTGCGCGCCTTGACCTTGTGGTGCACGGTCAGGTTCTCGCGTGTGCCACACGACTGGCACTCGTATCCGTCTCGCAGCAGCGCTGCCTTGCGTGCGCGGCGAAACCGCGGGTCGTTCTTGATGGCCTGATGCTCGCGTCGCGCAGCAGTCATGCGACCAGTGCGGTTCGGGTACTTCGCGTTCTGCTCTGCTCGAGCGGCCGGCAGGCACCGTGCACAGCGGCCACGCGACACCGCATCCACCGTGTGACCACAGTCGATGCAGATGGCGGCAGCTGGCATAGGAACGACAAGAGCCCGCCGACTTAGCAGGCTCGAGAGACACTTCGGACGGGGTGGAGGGAGGGAGTGCCGGGGATACGCCCGGGGCTACCGGGGGTATGCCGGAGGCACATGGGGCCTATCAACCCCACCTCGCGTCCGTAACACTAGTCCTGCGAGCGGACGTCATGCAAGCGCACGTCGCGCTGGTCGGGCCTGGTGCCCGGGATGTGCCCGCCAACGCCACCGATGACGGGGATGCCACGCAGCCTGCGCTCATCCGCCGGCGCACCACGTGGGTCGATGCGCGGTGATGTGCCGGCGGTCTCGGCCTCGCGCAGTGCGGCGTCAACCATCCTCGCGTGCTGCTGATGCAGCCTCGCCCGCTGGATCGCGGCGTAGAGCTTCGACACGGTATGCCTCCTTGTTGACGTTGGCGACTGCGCGCCGGTGATGGTCACGCACGGTGTCGGGTCCGATGCCGAGCATGAGGCCGATGGCCTTCCAGCCCAGCCCGGTCTCACGCAGTCGGATGACCTCGAGCTGCTTCTCGGTGCACACGCGCCTGGCGATGCTCAAGAGCTCAGCCGGGGAGAGCCTTGGGTCGTTCACTGCCGACCCCGCCGTTGTTCCCTTTGTTCACTGTTCCCTACGCTCTCTCTCGCACGGTTACTCATCGAAGGGGTTTTATATGCTCTTTGCGGGCTTACTTTGTGCTCATGTGAGACAAGGTGTGTGCATGTCGAGTGAACAGTGAACACAGGGAACAGGGCCTTGTTCACCGCTCTACCAGCCAGTACCTGACGCTCCGACCGTGCTCTCGGTAGTCGATCAGCCCCGCCGCAGCTGCGCTGGTGATCGCCCTTCGCACACGCTCCGCCGAGTACCTGACGCGGCCGTTGGTCCGGTGCCCGAGCATGAACTCGCGCACCGTCAGCCCGTCGTCCTCGCTGCTCGCGTCGCGGTCGCGGGCGAACCTCACCAGCGCCTCGACCTCGGGGTCGGCATGATCGGCGGTGTCCTCGATCATCGGCGACCAGTACGCGCACGAGCGGTCCACCAGCTCGAGCGCCCACTGCACGTCGAGCTCGCCGATGCGCAGCTGCGTGAGGTCGTCGATGAAGTCGCACGAGCGCGCGAGCGCGGCCAGCGTGGCCAGCTTCTGCGCGGTCGTCCTGGCGCGTCCCCAGATCTCCGCCGCGCGGTGCGCCGCCTGATCGTTCGCGGCGTTGTGCTGGTGCCACAGCCTGTCGTACCACCTGGTGTAGACCGCCTTGGCCTCGTCGCTCCACAGGTCGATGACGTGCTCAACCGGCTGCTTCGTGGCCGCCACAACGCGGCACAGCTGATCGACGCCTTCCTCGATCGGCCGCCAGTTGACGCCGCCGTTGGTGCTGAAGGGCATGGGCTTGGTGAGCGGCGGGGTCGGCATGACCAGCCACCGGCCGGCGAACCCGCTCGAGAACATGAGCTCGCTGGCAGATCCCTGCAGCACGTGCGGCGGGATGTTTCCCACCATCGTCACTGAGCACCTTGTCGCGTGCGCCTTCGTCGCCTTGGTGTGGCTGCCGACATACCCGTCGTACACGCTGAGCAGCACGCGCCGGCTGCTCTCCTCCCACCTGGCGGCGTCCTTGATGAACAGCGTGCTGACCTCGTTCCACGCCAGCAGCCACGACGGCGGCCATGTGTCGGACCACTGCCGGGCCTGCTCCTCAGTCGGCGCTCCCAGCAGCTCGACGATGCCGGCGTCGGTGGCCCTGGTCAGGTAGTCGAACTTCACCGCGTCGCCGATGCCGCTCACCTCGGGCGGGCTTCCGAACCGGGCCCGCTCGATCGCCGCCCTGGCGCTCTGCAGCGTCGAAGTCTTGGCACCGAGCGCCGACTGTCCAACGATCAGCTGCCAAACGTGGCAGAACTCGACGCTCTTGCCGAAGGTGATCCTGAGCTTCGGCGCGGCCAGAGCTGACACCACCGCGATGCCGGTCACCAGGTGCGCCTCGGCGTCGTGCTCGCCGACGTGCCCCAGCTCCTCGCACCATGTGTTCAGGAACCCCGCAGCCGGAATCACCAGCGCACGTTCCAGCGCGGCGTGAACTCTGACTGCTGCTCGAGCACCCGCGGCCTGCTGGCCGCCCGCTTCATCTGCCCGCGGACGACGTCGGTGGCCTCTGTGGCCGGCAGCCCGGCCTGCACGCCGTGGTCGATCAGCGTGTCGCGGGCGTGCGCCTCGCCGAGCTCGCCGCCTGCGACCAGCCGGCCGGCGGCCCACGCTGCTCCTGAGAGCGCCTGGTTGCGCCCGGCACCCTCTGACACCTCCTGCCAGTAGCGCGAGCAGATCGCGTTGAAGATCCCCGCACCGCGCTCGCGGCTGTCGAAGCTGCGCAGCTGCGCGAGCTCGCGGGCCCGCTGGCGCGCCTGCTGCTCGGCCGCGGCCTCCTCGGCCCGGGCCCTGAGCACCTCGATGTGAAAGCCCCTCAGGTCACCAGCGAGCGCGCCGTACTCGGCCTCGAGCCAGTGCACAGAGCACACGCCGGTCATCACCACGGCGGCCGTGCAGTCGGGAACGGCGCACATCACAGATCCTCCATCTCGTCTTGCAGCTTGTTGAACTCCTCGACCAGCACGCCGGCCTCAACCTCCTCCTGCTCACACAGCCCGATCACCTCGTCGCAGGTCTTGTCGACCAGGTCGCGCTCGACCACGCTCAGCCGCTCGGCCATCTTGCGAAGCGGCTCGAGCACCACGGCCATGTCCTCGGTGAGGCCGGTCACTCCGCGGCCTCCGAGAAGAGGGAGAGCTGCTTTAGCCGGTCGGCCGCGAGGTC